CTCAGCCGTTCCACGACCCCAGAAACGACCAGGAACGCTATCAGCTTGGTAGGCAACAACAGGTCTGTCTTGCATCATGAAAGGGTTTTCTTCACCTTTCAGGAGTACTTCACCGTTAGCAATAACGATAAGAGCCTCTACCATCTCTGAATAGAGTTCATCGTCTGTTGTTGTACTATCTTCAGGGTTTTCTAATAGCTTCTTAGGTACTAAGCCATAGTAACGAAGTAAGAGTACTTTGTCTTGTTGATAGTATGTTAGATCCTGATTAGGCTCTAGATCTGTATCTAAGTAAGCATCACCAATCGCTACTTTCTTATAAACACCATCTTCCATGCCTTTGATAACAGCATGTCTTCCGACATACTCTTCAATAGCACAACCCATCGCATCATCAATGCTTGTTGCGTTAGGATCAATTAGGAAGTTACGTGGATTGATTGGTTTTAAGTCTACGGACACTCTGTACGATGTATTAACACCGATCATCCTCAGTCCAGGCTGTGCTGTGGGCTGTGTTGCTGGTGCTAAGTTCTTCTTTTGTTTAACAATCAATTCACCGATACCAGTGCCATAGACCTCAGCTAAGGTCATAACTTGACCAATGTTCTTACGTACTTTATCTTTCTTAAAGTCTTCAGACAACAAAGACTTCATGGCTTCAACGTCTGTCTTGTCTTGATCACTGACATCATCACTGATATCAAAGAACACACCTTTAGCGAACACAGCTTCTTCTAGATCAGCTTGTTTGTTATCTACTGCTTGCTGCAGTGCTGGTGAAATCAGTTTAGAACGCTCAGTGCCTCTGGTCTTATCTTCATCAGCCCAAAGACCACGCCATAGACGTTCATACTCGTCCCAACGCTCTAGGAAGTTTTCATCTCTGTAGTTACGCCAATCATTACATCGATCCATAACAAATGCTACAAGAGCATTCTGAGGAGAGATTTCAGATTCAAATTTCATTGTCACCAACCTATCGTAGTGTCTAGGACTTCATACTCTTCTTGGTCCAGATTCTGATTCCAATCCGCTACTTGAATCTGGTCAATGTAACTTAACGCATCAATTAAGTCATCATGTGTCTTAGGATCAGGGAACTGCATAAGTTGATCTACAAACTTATTATTCCAATCACCTTCATTCAACACAATCCTACCGTGTTCAAAGCGTCCCTGTAATGACCAAACAATCCTATCTGCTTTCTTCTTGTTACCGTGTGTTAGCTCTTCAATGCGAGGATAATAATTTAATCTTCTCATCAAATCATTCATATAAGGCATCACTGCATTCTTCAGTGAACCTTTCTCAATCCCTACTGCATTAACTCTGTAGTCCTTTGCAGCCTTTAGAATCCTCACTGCTGTTTCTCGGACATCCCATCTACCGTGTTGAATGTCAGCAACCCACCAGCCTTTAGTATTGATCTTAACAATAGCTATCGCTGTGTCATCAAGCTTTTTATTCTTCGTTTGATTCGTCTGAGATGAATCACTGAAACCACATAGATCCACCGCAATAAAGTAGTTACCTTCTTCCGGCTCTTCTTCACTGATCTTAATCCATTCATCTTTGAAGATCTCCGACTGTGCTGCTTCAAACGAAGCCATAAACTCTTGTCTAAAAGCAAAGCTAGACATCGAACCTCTAGCTGCTTCAATCTCTAAAGGATCTAACAATGGATTATCAAAGCTAGTGAAGTGCCAAGACTTGTAATCTTTATCTTTACCTGAATCACCTACTTTGTACAATTCATAGAAGTGATTCCTACCCATTGGTGTTCCAATGAACATTGATCTACCCTTCTGATCCGCTAAAGCAGGTCTAAGGATTTGTTCGAACACCTGTGGCTTCATGTCTGCGTACTCATCCATCACTAAGTACTTCAAACTAACACCACGCATAGTCTCTGGTCTGTCAGCACCCTTTAGCGATATCATTGCACCGTTGATCAACGTAATCTGCATGTTATTGACATGACTATTCTTGATCACTGTATGGCCTAGCTCTAACAGCGTAGACCACATAATATCCCTAGCTTGTCCCTGTGTTGGGGCTACATACCAGACATGGCCTTTCTCAGTCTGTAGTGCCTCAATAATCAATGTCCAAGCAGCTAACCTTGATTTACCTGTACGTCTACCAGCAGCGATGATCTTAAACCTTGCTGGATCTTTGAAGACCTCTTGCTGCCAAGGAAGAAGTTTAACTTGTAGATCCATCTTCTTCCTCGTAATCAATCAATGTAGTCTCTACATCAACTGGTTCATGCTCTATCATTTCTACTGGAGACTCTTGCACTCCAGTGATGTTTATAGTGATTGCTTTAGCCCCTGATGCTGTTCCTTTATCCTCAAAGTAAGATACTGGAAGCATCCGATCCATACACATTTTAAGCGCTGCAATCTGATCCTTATCATTATCATCTAATGCTTTATGTACTATCTTTCTGATAATCGCATTAGAGTGTGTCAGCAACAGCGAAGCAGTGAACTCTTTAATCCTTGCTGCTTCTCCTGGTGGTCTACCTCTTTTCTCTCTCTTAATGTACTTCTGTACTTCTTCCTTCTTAGGACGACCTCTAGATCTCTTCTTTTTCGCAGGCACTTTCTTCTCTTCATTGACTGCCAAGACATCCTGGCTGACCGATGAAGGTAGCGAACAATCCTCAGTAGGAGAAGTAATTTTAATTTCTGACATCAGATCCCTCTATATAGTTTCTCTGCTGAAAGCAGGACTTTAGGGTGTATATAATTTTATGTATCTCTACAATGTAGTCAGTATGAAGTTAGTATGTAGTAAGTATAAAGTAAGTTTTATTTATTGTTTGTACATCGTCTGTTCATCGTTTCTACATAGAAGGGTATATTATAGCATATTTTTTAAGTTTTGTCAAGTTGTTTCTTTTTAACCAGCACAGACTGTACTGACACCAGCACAGATTGCACAGTCTTTAGAGGCTATGGCGGGACTCCATTTACATGGTGTCAGAGGCTCCGCAGAGGCTTTATTACTAAGCTATTGATTTTATTACCTTTTATTAAATAGACTGTCTAGGCTTTAGAGACTTCTATTTTAGCTTTTTTTAAGGCTAAGCTGATGTTTTCATTTTAGCTTTTTTTAAGGCTAGGTAGCACCACAACATTTACATAACTAACCAGACCCCCTCCCCCTATGCTGATGATCACTGAAGATAACGTAAGATAGCGTAACTTAGCAGCAAGATAGCGTAAGATACTGCACTGTATATCTGTACAGTAGACTGCACTGATCTGCACAGTAGGGAGATGTATCAGCGTAGCACCCTATAGAGATACCTGAACAGACTTCAAAGCCTAGAAAGCCTGCACAGTCTGCACTGGTTCCACGTGAAACAATAGCCTGAACTGTTGTGTTCGAACAACGTTACCGTTTAACCTGGATTGTCTGCCGTTCGTCGGATACACTGCAAACCCCGTTGACAATGCAAAAACACCTAGGCACAATGGATACATCGAAACAAAACAACCAGGAGTAAACGAAATGTGGTGGACTGAATCCCTAGGCCGTATTGAGCTTAAAATGACCCTAAAACAAGCTCAGATGTGCTCGCATCCTGGCCAGTGCGATGCTGATGTATTGTCGCTGTCTCAAGATCCGAAGATTGCTAATCAGTTAAAGAAATTGGATCCAAAGGTTGTTTCACAGTGTTTGAAAGAGTACGGTGCTTGGAATGATGAGGATTTGTCCGATCATGGGCAAAACCTTCAGCGCCTTTTGTGGATAGCTGCGTGTGATATTTCCGAGTCTAATTAACCAAGGTCGAAACCCTACAGTGCGTAGGGTTTATAGTTTTATACTATACTGATGAGACCAACTAACCTACTAAGGAAGCAACCATGAGCATAGCAATTCACACAAAGTACATCGGACCAACCAACACCAAAGGAGCCAGGATCAAAGCCTCTTGTGTTCGCGGAAGAGAAAATCTTTCAGTGTCCGTAAGTTTTGATTATGCTTTAGGTTGCGAAGAAAGACACGCTCAGGCAGTGTTCGCGTTATTGGCTAAGTTTGCCCCAGAGCTTGCTAAAGAGCATAAACTGTATTGCTGTGGCTCTACAATGGACAATCTTGGTTACGTATTCTCAATCAATCCTACAATCATTGAGGCCTAATCATGTCAAAGTCTAATGATGTAATCTTAGTCTTAGGTGGTGCATTGTTCGGTGCACTGTATGCTGCAATGATTTACTTCTCACTATAGGGGTTTAACATGAAACAAGTATTTTTTGCTTTCCTTC